GGAGCGCCGAAAAAAGTAATCTATGCCGCGATGGAGCGCGAGGATGACAACGGTTATCTTGAGTGGGGGGTATCCTTGAGGACATCGTGGTTGACAGACGAGGGGGAAGCTAAACTTAGGGAATTGAAAAGGAATTGAAAGGAGAGGGGAAATGAAGACTGATATTGCTGTAATTGAAGAGTATGCTCCAGGCCTGTGTGAATGGGAGATAGTGGCGTGGATAGGCCCAGATAGAACTGAGGGGGAAATTGATTTTAGTGGTGATAAATTACGCATTCGCTATCTTGGGAAGGAATTGAAAGGAGAGGGGAGATGGAAATAGCAATCGTTGCAAAGGCAAAACAGGGGTATATTTATAGATATATGCGTGAGCATAATATGAGCAATAAAGCCTTGGCCGAAGCTTTAGGGACGGATCCGGTCATGGTAAGCAGTATTCTAAACTTCAGATGGCTACCAGGAAAGATACGGAAAAAGAACGATATTACCGAAAGGCTAGAAAAGTTTTTTGGTCTTCCGATTGACTTTTTATTTCCACCGGAAATCACTAAAGAAATAGCAAAAAGGCTGGGCCGATCTTTTGTTAAGTTTGAAGAGGTTGACTTATTGCAAGTCGAAAGCGTAAATCAAAAATATCTGTCTTTCGATCCACATGAATCCGATACCGCTGAGTTAATGGACCATACCTTGACATTGGCTTTATCAACACTTAACCCCCGTGAGGAAACCTGCCTACGATTGAGGCATGGAATAGGAGAAGGGGCGAAACCATGACCGAACTCCCCAACAAAAAATATCTCACCCCGCAAGAGGTAGCGAAGCATTACAGCCTGAAGATCAAGACCCTCTATGGCTGGATTACAGAGGGCAAAGTACCAGCCGAGAGGATCGGCCCGCACAACATCTTGCGGATCAGGAGGGAGGATGCGGAGAAATTAGCACAACCTGTAGTGTCTTAACCAAAGAAAACCACAAAATATAGTCCATCCAGTCTGTCCAGTCCGTGAATAAAACCCCTAAACATGCCACAATCCCACCGTACACGCAACCATATACCAGTAGGTTAAGGCTATGCGGTGAGTATTATCAAGAAGATAGGCAACTTTATCAAGTCCCTATTCAAAGGTCTGTGGGCAGCTTTTGATATACGGGATTTTTTTGTCTTTGGTGGGGTGGGGATGCTTGGGTACGGGATCTACCTCCTCAAAGGTCAGGGCTGGGCCTTCGTGGTATGCGGTCCCCTGTTTATGATTATCGGCTACTTGATGAAGGATAAGTAATGGGTATAGTCGCTCGGATGGTACGGCCTCAAGCAATGCACCCGCAGGAACTTGAACGCATGATTATGTCTGTCTTCGGCGGCGGGTCAACCTCTTCTGGCGTGTCTGTTTCAAGCGATTCAGCGATGAGGCAGGCAACCGTTTATTCATGCGTCAATGCTCTTTCCCGCGTAATCGGCATGCTTCCCTGTCACTTGATGGAAACGGACGGTAAAAACCGCACAAAACTGATTGACGACTCTCTCTATTTTCTCTTACACGACCAGCCGAATGAATGGATGACCGCCCCGGAGTTTTGGGGCATGGCCATGAACCACCTCGCATTGAGGGGGAATTTCTTTGCCCTGAAAAACAGGGGCCTCTCCCTTACCGGCCCCGTGAAAGAATTGATCCCTCTTGCGCCGGGCATTGTCCACGAAGTCAAGCAGAATGAGAAATACCAGCTCGTTTATACATTAAAATATCCAGATGGGACCTTGATGGATGTTCCAGCCTCCCAGATCATGCACCTACGCGGGATGACCATCAACGGATTTATGGGAGTCAACCCCATCCAGTACATACGAGAATCTATTGCCCTTGGATTGGCTTCTGAAGAGTTTGGGGCGCGATACTTTGGCAGCGGAACGCATCCAGGAATGATAGTCGAGCACCCTGGCAAAGTTGACCCCAAAATAAAAGCAGACCTGAAAAGCTCATTGGCAGAATCATACAGCGGCCTTGGAAAATCTCACCGCATGATGCTGCTCGAAGATGGGATGAAGGCGCAGAAGATAACCATTGACCCCAAAGACTCACAATTCATTGAGCTTCGCAAGTATCAGAAAGCGGAGATCGTTGATATCTTCTTTGGGATGCCCCTGACAATCATTTCCTCAGAATCTAAAACTCCTACGTATGCAAGCGCAGAGCAGTTCTCAATCGGTTTTATTATCTATGCCCTGATGCCTTGGATCGTACCAATAGAAAAGGCAATTTCCCGCGACCTGATACCGACAGCGAAAAGGAAGACTCAATATGCGAAGTTTGCCGCGCAGGGGCTACAGAGGGGAAGTTTTAAAGAACAGATGGACTCTTTCGCGGTAGGCATAGATAAAGAGATTTTATCTCCTAACGAGTGCAGAGATTTACTTGATATGAATCCTTATGAGGGCGGTGGCGAGTATCGAACACGGACCTCAAGTATGAAACAAGAACCCAAGCCAAGTGATGGAGGTAACAACGCATGAAGCTGGCTTATAGAAGCGAAAAGAATGCAGACGCAGCGGCCCGATACTGGGGCAAGTCTCTTGAAAAGCCGGATTGGTACAGAATAGAGGCGAAGAGTGACGAGGATAGCGAGGAGATCATAATTTATGATGTGATCGGCTGGCCATACAATGACGCCTTTGATCTGGTCCGGGCCCTTGGAAACATCACGGCGAAGAATATCACAGTTAGAATCAACTCTCCTGGAGGGGATGTGTTTGATGGGGTGGCTATCTTTAATGCCCTATGCGAACATCCGGCGCATGTCACCACAAAAATAGAAGGAATGGCCGCGTCAATGGCTTCGGTTGTTGCTCTGGCTGGGAATGAAGTACAGGCCCACAAGAACACCATGTTAATGATCCACGATCCCTGGGTGTTGACCGCTGGCAATCAATACGAACTTCGGGAAATAGCAGACATCCTTCAGAAGATCGGTGGGAATATGCTTGATATTTATTACGACAAGTCAAGCATTGGAAAACGTGAACTCAAAAGCATGATGAAAGAAGAAACATGGTTTACTGCGGCAGAGGCCCAAGACCGTGGCCTAATTGACACCATCCTTGATACTGGAGCGGCAAAGGCGAAGTTTGACCTTTCCATTTACGCAAACGTCCCTAACGATCTGGAAGCTGGCGACCGGGAAGGGGATACATTAAGTAAACAAGAGATTGAGCGAGCCCTGCGTGATGCAGGTGCAAGTCGATCTTTCGCGAAGTCCATAGCTGCGCGAGGCAGTAATGGCAACTCTCAGCGCGATGTTGAGGGAATACAGGCAGAGGTAGAACGAATTATCAATATAATGAAATCATAGGAGGATACAGAAATGGACGAACTGAAAAAGATTATAGAAGCTCTTGGTAAAACCTTTGAAACCTTCAAAGGTGAGAATGACATACGCCTCAAAGAAATTGAGACGAAAGGCCACGCTGACCCGCTGCTTGCGGATAAGGTGGAAAAGATCGACGCTGAAATGGCGAAGATCGTCGAAATGAAATCGCAGCTCGAAGCCCTTGAAGCGGTAGCGGGCCGGGGTGCTTTCGGTGGCGGGACTTCCGAGATCGACAAAGCCAAAGCAGAATACAAGACCGGCTTTGAGAGTTGGTTCCGTAAAGGCGCGGAAGGAAATCTTGCAGAGTTGGCGATACAGGCGAACGCGTCTACCCTCGACGACACTGCTGGAGGGTTTACCGTACCTGAAGAAATGGCGGCTACTATTGACCGCGTCGCCGGTACAGTTTCCGCAATGCGTGGACTTGCAACCGTGATGGGTATTGGGACTGACACCTACAAGAAACTGGTAAATCAGGGCGGAGCCTCGACTGGCTGGGTTGGTGAAAAGGGAGCGAGAGCTGAAACCGATTCTCCGAGTCTGGTAGAAATCGCAATCAACACCAAAGAGATCTACGCGATGCCTGCCGCAACTCAGAAACTTCTCGATGACAGTTATATCGACATCGCCGCATGGCTCGGTAACGAGGTTGCCATTGAGTTTGCCGAAGAGGAAGGCGATGCCTTTATCAACGGTAACGGTGTTGAAAAACCGAAGGGCCTTGACGCATACACGAAAGTTGCGAATGCTTCTTATGCGTGGGGCAGTGTCGGTTATATCGCTGGCGGTCACGCTACCCTGCTGAACAACGCTGACAAACTGGTTGATCTTACCGATGCCCTTAGTTCGATTTACCTCAACGGATCATCCTGGTTGATGAACCGTACAACCAATGGCGTTATCAGGAAGTTCAAGGATGGCGAAGGGAACTATATCTGGAGGCCGGGACTTGAGGCTGGCGCTCCTAATACTCTGCTGGGTTATCCTACCGTAACCGATGACAACGTGGAAGATATCGGCGCTGGGAACTATCCCCTCTACTTCGGGAACTTCAAACGGGCTTATCTGATTCTCGACCGATTCGGTATCCGGGTTCTGCGTGATCCTTATTCCAGCAAGCCATATGTTCTCTTCTATACGACCAAACGCGTTGGAGGAGGCATAGTCCTTTATGAGGCAATCAAGACCCTGAGGATAGCCACTACTTAACATTAACCGGGGGTTGAAATATACCCCCATTCAATAAGTTTTAAGGAGGTAAACACAATGAAAGATCTTTATAATAACTTGGCTTTTACAAAAGTGCTAGATCCGGTTTCATTAGCTGACGGTGAAAGCATGGAAACTGTTGTGGATCTTGCTGATTTCAATAGTGCTGTTGTGATTTGGCACTGTGGGGTGTCAGCTACCACAAGTGGGTCGAATTATTGGACCTGCACACTTCAGCATGCCGATGACGACGGGACAGGCTCGGCTGGCGATTACGCAAACGTAGCGGCAGCGGATGTCCTTGGCGTAACGCCCGCAAGTGGGGTTGTTTTTACGATGGATGATAATGCAAATGAAGATTCGCAGATTTACTCCTGCGGGTATGTTGGCGGCAAAAGGTTCCTAAAAGTAAAACTCGACGAACAAGGCACCGGCCCGACGATGCTTCAGAGCGCAATGGTCATCAAAAGCCACGGCCTGGATGTTCCGGCAATATAACACTAACCCGGCCCTTTAAGTAGGGTACTCGACGTGGTCTTATCCGGGCCACGTCGGGGCAACCACCGGATAGAGGATTGAAAAATGGCAGATACTACATATATTCCGAAGACATACAGAAAAGACGGAGGCGACACTTTTGTAGTCGCTGATGGTGGCAAGATCGAAGTTGAAAGCGGAGGCGCCCTCACAATCGGCGACACTACCGTGGATGAATCGACACTTGCTATGACCGACCTCACCGCAACGGCGGCAGAACTTAACAAGAGCGCCAGTATCGCGGCGGCAGCGTATCAGACTGTTATGGCAGAGGTCTTGTTTACTGAGGCGGGTGCTGGAACATATACCGGAACGATTGCCCTCCCAGCCGGATCACGAATCATAGACATTGGCGTGGATGGACAAGCCCTATGGACGGCAAGCACTTCAGCAAGCATGATCGTAGGTGACGCGGATGATGACAATGGCTTTTTTGAGGCAACCAATCTGAAGGCAACCGCGCTTCTCGCCGGCGAAATCAATAACATTGAACATCCTGGTGGGTTGGCTGGTGCTTATATTGTGAGTGAACAAAGGAAACTCTATTCGGCAGCCGCACGAAACATTATCGGCGTTGTAACCTCAGTGGGTACAGGGACAGCCGGACGTACAAGAATGTATGTATGTTATGCAACCCCAACCGCTGGAGCAGCTACGAAGGCATAGAACACACCCCAGGGGGTGGCCTACCCTTTCCGGGCCGCCCCCGCCCTCTTAAAAAGTAATGGAGGATATCATGGCATTAACCAGAATCGGCAGTTTAGAAAACCGCTTTATAGGACTTTCCACAGATACCAAACCGACCACAAACACGCAGAACGGCGCGACCTTCTTTGAGCAAAACACCGGCCTGATGTGGATCTACAACGGATACGCTTGGGTTCCCAAGTCCTACATGCCCGGAACTACCATAAACTATAAACAGATTTCACTCGCACAGGCGGCGGCGGCATACGATGTAATGACCGCGACAACGCAGAATCTCT